ACCTTCTCCCAACCCCTGAACCTGCATTAGCGCCCCTACTACCAGTAGCAGCACCTGCTCCTCGTCCAGCACCAGTGGAGACATATGCTGAAGCAGTTAAACGTGGGGATGCGGTTACACCCAAACTTGTGAACCCTGCTAAATCCACCTCTCCCCCACCTCCCGCTTCTCGGAAGAAACCCGAACAGCAGCAGCAGCAGCAGCAGCAACAGCAGCAGAAGGCGAAGATCGAAGTTGATGCAAAGGATCTAGCAGCCATCCAGGCGTTCCTGAAATCCAAGAACAATGCTCATCGGATTCTATAATTATACAAAATCATTTGCCCGGTGATAAGAACCGTAGACTAGGAACACGAAATCTTCTAGATCACGGATCTCGTACATGATCGCCAAGATCACTGCGGCTACATCAGAACTCAGTTGTGTCGTGGAACCATACGTGTACACGATATTGCGGATATTTTTCAACCACATGTGATACTTATGCAGGTGTGGATCGTGGCGTTCGAAATAGAGCCACCGAGTATCTTCGGTAAGCCCGTTGATGAACACTGCGAGTTGAGGGATCTCCAGGGAAATGAAGTGTTCATGATGAAGATCGTATCCGATCTCACGAATAATTTGAGCAACCCGAAGCCACCGATTATCCCGGCGTTCAATGGGCGACCGAGACGATTGCTGTCCAGGATGATACAGTTGCATTCCGTTCTTTTGACGGAAGGTCCAGATCTTACGAAGACGACGAGTATCTTCTTTCGATAGGATTGTGCGGGTATACGGATTGCGTATTTCCAGCTCTTTCTGTGACCACTGAATCATGGACCGCTGGTCGAACCAGTATACTTTCCCACCCTCTTCAATTGAAAAGTAATCGTGGGGATGCACCTCGGATTTTCCTTCTAGGGTAACAATCTCATCATCATTGTGGCACAACGAACGTTTGAGAACGCCGATACCCGCTAGACGTATGGGAACCCTAGCCAGTATCCCACGTATAATGGACTGTGTCCGAATAATGCCCCTTAGGACGCCAGGATGTTTCGTGATCCACTGCTTGATCTTCTTAGACCGCATATGTGTCCCGCAGTAAAGGAAGCTCCCACCGGTCGGAGTGGACAAGGCTTTCTTTTCACATCGGTCTAAAGATGATTTGTTTTTACATGCCAAGCAGCTCATTCGTATATATTTACAACTTGGCGACATGAAAATACAATATAGACCAATTCCATGAGGTAAAAACGGATCAGGGGTGGATTAGGGAATAGAATAGCACAACACAAATGGCAGCCCCCGCAGTAGTTAGCGTCAACAAGATCTCCGCCTCCGATATCCAGTTTGCAGAGCCCCGCCGTAACAAGCAGGGGGGTGTATCCGTAGCATTCAAGTATCTCAACCAGAATGTCCAATTCCGTTTCCCGCAGTTTGGGTTCCCAGGCGGTTGTCTCGTGAAGGAGAACGAGAACAAGGATGGCTCGACGACGATGTCTTACACCATGTCGGCGTCGCTCCAGGGTTGCGACCCGTATGGTCGTGAGCGTGCGACGGGCACGGACGATGTGTCCAAGGCCTACAACTTCCTGAAGGATTTCCAGGAGGCGGTCATCCAGGCGGCTGTAACGAACTCGGCAGCGTGGTTCGGCAAGAAGCGTGGCGAGGAGTCGATTCGTGATTCGTTCAACAAGTTCCTGAGCGTGTCAGTCGACAAGACGAATGATGGCTGGGTTCCGAACGGCAAGTATCCTCCGTCGCTCCGCTTCAAGCTCCCGGTCTACGACGGCAAGGTCTCGATGGAGGTAATCGGCGAGGACGGCGTCGACATCCCGCTGCAGCCCAGCGGTCTCCAGGAGGCGTTCCCGAAGGGCTGCGCTGCCAAGATCGTAGCGCAGGGCAGCATCTACGTCATCGGTCAGGGCTTCGGTCTGACGTGGAAGCCGACGTATGTTCAGGTCAGCAAGCGCAAGCGTCAGACGGCTCGTGACATGTTCAAGGAGGATGTGGACGATTCGGAGGATGTTCCCGCTCCCGTCGTTGGCGGTGCCAAGGCTGCGTTCGAGGAGGACGAGGAGGATGATGCGGAGGCTGAGGAGACGGAGGATGCGCCTACGCCGACCGCCCCTGCTCCTGCGCCTGCTCCCGTGTCTGCCGCTGCCCCTGCCCCTGCTCGCCGTCGCAAGGTTGCGAACGCCTGAGTGTCGCTTGGCGGTGCGTAGAGCACACCATCATCATCAACAAATAATGTAAAAAAGATATCGAATCTCGGTGTCCTTTTTTCATGTAGGCACCCTGGCAGATTATCGTTCGTATTGCATGTCAGGCAGGTGGTTGTAGGGATAGTATACTCCACAAGATCGCAGGGGCGTATGATAGACATGGATGTACGGCATTGCATCGATTCCACGGTGGTCCAGCCGTATCGCATACAGTCTTCATATGCAGCCTCAGACATCATAGACCATACTGTCCGGTCCCTAGACTCCCAATCTTCTTGGAGAAGGGTGGAAAACACATTGTCACGAAACCAGTATGCAGCCTGTGTATCACCATGGTGCTCGGCAAGTCCGACACGCTGGTTCTCGTCGTAGAGCCAGTAGACCTGAAACTCACTATCAGAGTAATCGGGGTCCAAGTTTCCCCGAAACACAAGTTTCCCGTCATACTCATATTCCTCCACATCTGTTCCCAAATCAAAATTGGTGATTTCAGTATTGACAGGGTAGAGAATGTCCCGTTTGCGTGAGAGCATGCTAGATTAGATTATGGTTTCATAACAAGTTTTATCATCAAATATCCCGCAAGGACTTCGAGGAGTTTTAGGAGCGTGTGCTCGAATGAATTGCCAGACCGGATCTCTCCTTGGAATCCAAAGAACCGGATATCCATCATATATTGGAGTCCGTGGTAGAAGACCACGAGGGGAATGATCACGGGAATAAAGTATGCCAATACTCCCGAGAGCACATGTATCACAATGTATACTGGATCCTTGTACCAGATCCTCATCTATTTTACTTACTACTCAAAGGAAACCGTGATTTTTACATCATGCTTCTTCAGCGACTTGGTAGCCGAATGAGAGAGTTCGTGGCGCTTCTTGCGAGTATGTTCGGTCTTCTTCTCCCCTGTCGACATGCGTGTCTCCATATCTGCGTGGATATCGTCATGGTGGGCAAACAGGTAGTCAATGACATCGTCCTCCATTGCCCACGCAAAGAAGTTCAGCTGTCCGACGGTCGTAGATACGCCGTGGAAATTCACACGGGTCCACCGGCAGAACGGGTCGAACATCTTCTTGCTATAAGCCTTGAGATGAGACTTGTAGGCGAGGTAGACGATCACGTGCTTCCCAGCCTTGGAGATGTAGGACACATTGTTCATCTTGGAATAATTGGTGACAAACCAGTCTAGGATTCGCAGGGAGATGTTGGTCTTGTTCTCCAGGATATTGCGGAGGAGGTCGAGGCGTTCGGGAGTATACAGAGTTTCAAGGCGATGAAGGACCCAGTCTTCTTGCGTGGAGATTTCCGTAGTGGTAGTAGTTGTGTCCGTCATTGTGTTAGTGTCCTAGGATTTCTGTAAACCACTAACCACTAAAACGAATACCTTTTCACAGAAGTCTCTAGATAGACTAATGGAAGTATTTGAACTTCCACTAGATGCCTGCACACACCTTACCCACCGAATCAAGAAAATCTGCAGGGATCGTGGATATGACTACCGGAACTATAAAGCACAGGTATACCGACTTCTGGCTACCGACCTTGGTAAAGTGTGGACCCGCCGGCGGTCGATCCACCGTGTCCTCCGTGACTATGGAGTTGCCGATCAGCGCTCCGACAGCTGGCACCTCCGCCGTTCGGAAATGATGACCGCATCTGAAATCACCAAGGCGTTCAAAACAGCATCTCCGTCCGCACGCAAGGAGCTCCTCATGCGGAAACTCGATGGACCCAAGACCAACGACGGCGGACCAATTACTGCCTGTTTGTGGGGCACCCAGTTCGAGCCCATCGCCAAGGAGATTTATGGGGATATCCAGGGCGGGGCGGAGATTGTGGATACCACGTGTGTCGTTCATCCTATCTATAAGTTTCTAGGTGCGTCCCCCGACGGCATTGTGCTCACGAAGGACAAGATGGATCCTCGTTGGGGGAAGCTCGTGGAATTCAAATGCCCGATCTCACGCAAGTTTACACAGGAGTCCCCGATTCCCGACGGGTATTATCACCAGATGCAGATGCAG